CAAGAGTGGCGGCAGTTGATTCCACCCCCATCGACTAATGCTCCTGGGAATCTGTTTTCGATTTCCCTAGCTGTCAGTGATCCTGCCGCAAGCATAGACCTGCATATAGGTCTAGTCTTCTCATCAAGCGGCCCAACATAGGTCAATACTTGATCTGGAGCATCATTTAACATCGCAGTGGTTAATGCCCTTGAGAATGTTGCCATTGTAGTGGCTATATGTCTTTCAGTGGCACTGGGCAGGAGTGCAAGGTTACGCCTAACGAGGGATTTGATTTCAGGCAGTTTAAGTCCCCTACCCACGCCACTGGCAATACTGTATCTGATTTCATCGCCAAGCGACACAACATAATTACTGATAGAACTGGTGAACATATTTCTTAGGGCAAGTAATTCACCTTGCGTGAGTTGCCCAAATAATGCTTTTTGATTAAATAGACTATTAAGACCTGCCACATATCTATTGATAGCACCCTGCATTCTTAGGTCTTGTAAAATGTAATCGGCAATCGAGAGAACCCCTAATGCTGCCAATATCTGCTCTAAGGTAAGTCCCTGATCTTCTAATTCTTTAGCTTCTTCTGAGAATTGCTCTATCGCTTGATCAAGATCAGCTTGAAAATCGGCTACTACGCCATTAATGATATCATCCATTGCCTAAGAGTCTAGTGACCAAGGCATTACCCTGGCTCATTTCTTCCTCTGCTTGGCGAATCTTTTCCTCTGCAGCTTCGTGAGTTAGGTCTGGGTCTTTAGCCATAAGAAAGTTGGCTTTTGTGTCCAAACCATTCTTCCACAGCCAATCATAATACATCATCTCATCCCTTGGACTCATTGGATATGACTGCTCAGTATAATCTACTGAATATTCGTCAGGAACGCTTTTACCTGTTTTTACCTCAATGATCCTCTTATCCACTTCGAATCTCTGCTTCTCCCAAGGTCTCCATGTGTCTTCAATGGAACCTACACGCTCTTCCATGTTCTCTAGCTCTTGGATTCTTAATGCTTCTCCAGATGGAGCATTGCCATGAGAATCTGCCCACTTGATACGCAAATGGTTGTTGGTGAGCGTGGCAGATACCATAAACTTAACAGATTCAATGATGTCTGGCAGTTTCCCCTCTGGTGCTGTAACGCCAAAGTTACTGCCTTCGGGCAAATACAACACCTTATCGACACCAATCTCAATACGAGAGGCATCATCCACACCAGTAATAAACTTAATACCGATGGCTCCAAAGCGTATTGCCAAAGCGAGTTCTGTCATAGCTACACTGACCGATAAATCAGCTTTAACCACATCCTCAGCTCCATTGGTGAACCAGTCTCTAATGACTGAACCACGATGGCAGAATGTAACAGGTAAGACTTTATATGGGTTTTCGTCATTCGCATTATAGTGAATGACTTCTCCGTCACCTTTCATTCCAAAGTGTCTGGCAGGTAGACCAGGTCTTTCCTCTGTCCAGATCACAAATTCTTCTTCCTCTATGCGAGAATCCCCCTGATTCTCAAGGGCATATATAATACCGAATGGCTTCTGCTCACCTTTCAAGAACATTGGCTCAAAGAATGGAATCAGGTCATATTGCACTTTCTGTAGCATCTCATTCCATCGTGAGCGAAAAGCCATAGTTCCAAGTAAGAATGTCAATGACTCCAAGTTTCTACGCTTTGAGTTTAGATCAGATAGATCGATTGCATTCATATAGTTGTCAGCAGCAGTCATCTTCGGGGGTCGCTTGTACGCCATTGAGCGTGCTTTTGCCACCCTGCGTGTGAGGTTCTGCTGAAACATGGGAACCTGCTGTAATGTGTCAGAGCTAAAGAACTTTCCAATGTATCGCTCCATATTGACTCCCTCGTAAAAGTCTAGGAACATCTCACGTTCTTTTGTTCGCTCTGTTTCGACCACCGCTAGGTGATCTGATAGTGCATTAACTACTGCACTTTTTGATAAATTCTCTATAATCACCAGTCAATAACTCCTGCCTGTTTCTTCTTAATACCAAAGAGGTTTACGAAAAAGTAACGCATCGCATCACAATAATGGTCATTGCGACCATCTTTTAAAGGTTCTTCT